CCTAGCGTCTACCTTTATGCCTAGAATCTTTTCCACTACAGGGGTATCATACCTAACTATGTTGTGGCCTATGATTGTATCGGCATTAAGAAAGAATGTACGCATCTCTTCATAGTCAAAGGTAGACTGTATCTGACCCTCTTCATTTGTGTAAGATAGTACGTGTATCTTTGTGGGGTTAAACCCATCTGTTTCTATATCGAATACTTGCATTATGGACACCCTTTAAGTTTTGATATTTTTATGTTGTAACAATCAGCTTTAAACGTGAACCTGTTATCAGGATCAAATTCACCTTTCTTGTGAAAGTTTGCATCTTGGAAATAGAGTAACTTCTCGTAAAAACCAAGTATCCAAGCCGAAGAAAGATCGTTCTTAACCCTAACAAATGAATAGTAATCACAATTTTGTTTTGTGTTAAATGAGGCTACACTACAATCATAGTAATCTTTTGGTGGGTAGTTAGTTCTCTTTGTTTTTACATCTACAGTTTTACCACTTGGAAGAACTAAATCGTAGTCATAGGTATTTGAGTGAGAACTACCCGTAAAATCTGATACTACTACTTCACCTATAAACCCCGCTAAATTACCTTCTCCTTTTGTTATGGAGTTCCTTAATTGTCCTAATTCTTCAGCTAAACCTTTTGCTCTATCTATATGAGAATCTGTAATTTTAACCTCAATCATATTATAATATCTCCCTCAACATAAATGTATCTAAGTTAAATGCTAACTTACCTGCTTGTCCTTCTTCTGAACAAGGTCTGTTCTTCTCTACCTTTAGGTAAGTCGTGTTACGTTCTTCCATATTGTCAGCTTCCTTATCTCTGTGTAGGTCTATGATAACAGATGCACGTTGGCCTATCATCTTACAATACTTAGGATCGCCATTCTCATTAGTGTGAGCAATGGTTACAATACCTACGTTAAGCTCTGCCGCCAACTTAGATAGTCTGATAGACAGGTCAGCTAACATAGCCTCTTTGCTTTCTTCTGATGTACCTACAACTACATCTTGTATAGGCTCAAAGAATACAAACTTACAATCACAAGCCTGACTAAAGAATCTTATCTGATCTATTAGTTCATCAGTACCTTGACCATCACCTAAGTAGAATTGATAGAAGTTCTCATCTTTAGTTATGTTACTTATAGCTTCTCTCACAAGGCCATCAGCTTCCTTCTCTTCTATCAGGTCACGTCTTGTTAGGTTATCACCTACCTCATACGACACAAGCCCCAGTAGCGACCTTAATTTAGTCTCCTCTAAGTGCCATGCGGCTATAGGTATACCTTGCTTTAACATACTGTATTCCATGTAACGCATAAGCTCAGTCTTACCTATACCTGTAGGTGCTTTAAATACTGTGAAGTGGCCTTGCATCAGACCTAATATCTTTTCGTCTAACGCTACAATACCTGTAGGGTAGTAGACGTGTTCTGGTGTATCCTCATACAACTTAAGAAACTGGTCAGCAGTATTCAGTATGTTCTCTGGAGTATGCTTGACTGGCTTCCACCATAGGTTCTTAAAGTCTGCACCTTTACCTGCCTGTAAAAAATCATTGGCATCTTTATATTCACCATGTTGCATACGATAAATCTTGTTAGGGAACAATCTAGCCATACGATCAGCTAAAGCATTACCTGCCTCATCATTATCTACTGATAGTATTATCTTCTCGAAGCTACCTAGCCAGTCCTTACAGTTCTCCCACAGCTTCTTAGAGGGTGTAGCTGAAGGTAACGACACAACAGGGTTAGTATACTGGCTCTTAAGCATCTGTGAAGCTGATAGAGCGTCTAGTTCACCTTCTGTTATTGTAACCATCTTACTACAACCAGCAGGGTATAGGTTCATGCCAAATAGTTCATCACCTTTGAAACCATCTTTAGCATAGAAAGCCTTCTCGTCTAGCTTGCGTACCTTAATTCCCCCAGAGGGATATATGTACTCTTGTCTATCGTTATACGTTAGCACGTTATAACCGATCATAGTATCCCGCAAAATCCCTCGGAGGGGGGTGTGTTGACCTTCTGATCTGTCTTCAATTCTCTTAGGTGTAAACTCTGTTACGTTCATATAATCACTCTCATTTTTTATAGTCGGGTATTTATCTTTTGCCCAAGGGTGCATTTCTTGTCTCGATGGATAACCAGACCCACACGAATGACACTTTCCAAATCCTTTAGTGTTATACGAGAACGCATTACTAGAGCCACACGACACATAAGGGCAAGGTTGGTGTATTATGTCTTGATATACTATAGTCATACTTACGTTTCTTTCTATTAGTAATTATATTATTAAGTTAAAACTTACGTTAATACTTAAGTAGGTATTTATCTATAATGTCTTTTTAAGTTAAATGATGAAGTCACAAAATGTTACAAGTTTGTTACGAACACGATTTCTTATATCTATTAGACCCCTGATGGATATGTTAAGCTCTTTAGATGTTTCTGTTAAACTATTGTTGTTGTTATACAAAACCAGAAATACTTTCCACTCTCTAGCTGTAAGATGTTTCTTTAATACTTCTATGGAATCTTTTAGCTCATACGACCCAAATAGATCATCAGCAGGTATCTGTGCTTCATCTGGGTCTACATATACTGTAGTGTCTGTTACAGCCGCTTCACGACCAAATCTACCTTTTGGGTAGCTAAGTTTAGATAAACCTACATTTACATATTCATACATGGCTGTACGTGCGCTGTAATACAACTTAGGAGGTTCGGTGATACCTTCAGCTCTCATCTTTAAGCATAGTACTACACCTTCAGAAACTATATCATCATAGTCCTGATGGTTGTAATACTTACTAGCTAACCTTCTACACATATCTAATATTTCTTGGTTGTTCATAAGAATAGACCAGTCATATATAACATTGCCTTAACTAATACGAAAGCAAACCCTATGAATGAAAAAGCTACCATAGTAAAAAATAAAATACTTACATACTTAGCGGCTCTTAGTTCTTCCTGTTTCATCTTATCAGTCCTGTAATATGGTTTATAATTCTTCATTGTCTTGTAACTCCGTTTCTATTGTTCTAGTTATTAATCCACAAGTTAAACACTTCTTGCGTCTTCTTATACTTGGGTATCCTAGTTTAAAGTATTCTTGTGTATGCGTTGTCTTAAGTTTATTCTTATATCCTTCTTTCAAACAATCAGGACAGTGAAATATAGGTTTTAAACTCATCTGTGTGTTCTTTCTATATTTTCTACTATAATATCTCTCTTGAACTCTATAGCTTCCTTTACAGGTTCTTTAGCGTATATAATATCATTAAGTCTTTTCATTACATCACTCGTAAGCATGAAGTCACCATGCAGTTTTATCTTTCCCATTAGAACATTACCTCTCCATCTACTATTAATGTGTTATGCCAAGCTATAGTCTCGGCTCTTAGTGCATAGAAGCCTGTCTGCTCGGCTATACTCTCAAGTTCTTCTGTGTCACTCTTGAGTATGCCTAGCTCCATTAGCTCCATTTCCATCGAAGGGGGTAAGGGCATTACTTCTTTTCCTCAATCCGCGTACCAATGCAACCACCCCTAACTTTAAATACATTTGGTATTTCTCCTTGATAGTGTTCTTCTGATATTTTCTTATATAAATCATTAAGAGAACCAATAAAGTCACCTAAGAAATCTAGGGACTCAAGAGAACTTCCACACGTATTAAACTCAAAAGTGTGTTCTTCTGTTTCCCAGTTCATTTTACATCGCTTAATCATTATTACACCTCGTTACCTAGTCCAAATATGCGACGACCACCTGCTACAAAACCTAGCACACGATCCACATTAAAGCACTTGTAGCCTTGCTTAGTCTTCAGCGTGATGTACCCTGCCTTACGCAGTGCTTCACTAGCTATACGACCTCTCTCGTTGCCCTTAAGTCCTTTTATTACATTCATACGACCTGTATAGGTGCGTTCCTCGTTATCCTTAGTCAAGAATTTAACTGTGATAAACTTGTTCTGGTTCTCTGATAATACATTAGTAACCATGTTAGTTGGTAAAGTCATTATTTTACTCCTCTTCTTCTTCTATGATGTTGTCAAAAGAAACCCAAATACACCCATAATCATCTTGCATAATTTCCCAGTCTCCTAAATAAGTATTCAGCCACTTAAAGAACTCTTCTCTATTCATTATATACTTCCTTCTGCTTGTTTATTAATTTCCACTGAAGGGGTATCCCCCTCTTGTTCTACAACGTAATTCCACTCTGCTTCCATGTCAATACTGTAGGGCGGTAACATCGTGAGTGCGTGAGTATTGAAGGCGACAAAATTAGTTATGCCTAAACTATTCTCTAACGCATATTTACCAGTAAGTAGTTTAGCTGATTGTTCAGCTTCTTCTAGTACTCTCTCACGTCCATCTAAAACTGTAACGCCTTTTCCTTTTCCCTTGTTTATACCTGCAACTTTATATGTTTTATTCTCGTCATTACTGCTCATGTTATTATCCTTTTAAAACAACTGGTTGTCTATGGTTTGCTGTTCGTAGCACTCTTCACATATGTCTAAGTCTGTTAGCTGTTCGAGATCTACCTCTTGCTCACAGTTAATACAGAATACTTTAGGGTTTTCAAACTTACCCTCGTCTGTAAGTGATGGAATCCTAGTTCTTCTACTCATTATTATTCTCCTCAAATTGCACGACAATATCAAAGCTAAAACCACCATCGGGTTCATACCCCATGTACTGTAACTTTTCGTTTATCATCTCCGCTAAGTAATCCAATTCACTATTGGTATAATCAGTTATCTTAATATCTTTAGTCATTACTATTCTCCTTTTCATAAATATCGTGTGCCATCTGGCATACTTCATCATCTACTTCCATCTCATACTCACCATTGTTAACAAGTATCCAACCTGTCATATTGTAAGTGTCAGGGCAGATGTCTACAATGTCAAGATCCATTTCTACTTGACCATAATCTAAGTAATCAAAGTAAACTCTTGTGTCTACATGACTTCCGTATGTTGCTCTTTGTACGCTCATTGTGATTCTCCTTTTCTATATTGTTAACACTACACAATTAATTATGCAACCCCTAATTTCCATCGGGGACTACTCGATTTCCATCGGGGATAGTTCTCGATTTCCCACGAGGGGTACTCGATTTCCATCGGAGGGTATATTGGCATATACTGTGACATATCTGCAACACCTGTATCATTTTTGCAACGTGATTTATTTGCAACAGTGATATAATTACATCTTGACGTGACATATTTACAACAGTGACATATATGCAACTGATTCGTTTTAGTCCATCCTTCCACCTTTTGCGACCTTGTTCTAAAAAACTAGCCCTTGATTTTATGATATAGGGGCGCGACTCCCTAGTTAGCGCGTTGAATTTACTTTTCTTGGAATAGGTCAAGGGTCGCTTGTTTAGCGCGTTTTACTTTCTTTTCGTAATCTTCAATTCTATCTGTTCCATAACCTGATTCTGATGTTTCTTCTCTATAGATTGCCCTTGTA